ATGACCATCTTCCTAATCGGTCTAGCAGGTCTTCTAGTCGGCTATGTAACCACTGACAGAGCACTACACCTTGCAGCCCAGGTGAAGGCCAACAAGTCACGCAGGCAGTACGACTTGCAGGCAAAGCAGGTGCGCTTGTGGCTCTAGAAACAGCAATCAGCGTCTTCGGTGGTGGCTTTGTCATCGGGTCCCTCATTGCGTTTGTGAGGTGGCTCAAGCGTGAACGATGAGCAGCGAGCACAGGTAGCGCGGGCGGTACAGATGGGAGCAGGAATAAGACTCCCCATCACAGAGAACACCACAGCCCTCATTCACAGCAAAGACGTAGACGAAGCAATCAGAGCAATCGACCTGATTAATCTACGCAATGAGACAAACGCAGTGCTGTGGCTAGCCCTGGCAGATGCATTGATTTATGAGTTGCTACTAGAAGACGATTTAAGGCCGCTAGTAGAAGAGTTTTACGGCAAGGTCGGAGCAATGCTCAATGACTGACCCACGCAGTACAAGACGCTGGAAGGAACTAGCAGCACGCATTATCGCTAGAGACACCGTATGCAGCGTATGCGGCACTGATGAAGACTTATCAGTGGACCACATCATTCCCATCAGCAAGGGCGGGGCGGTATGGGATGAACAAAACCTAATAACAATGTGCATGACACACAACCGTCAAAAGAGTAACAAGACAACAGGTCAGACAACTGACTACATCAATCCCGTGTGGCTTGCATGGGAAGCAAACAGACTAAAGGAGAGAAACTAATGGAGTTTATCGAAGAGGCAAGGCACATTGCGTTCAACTGGATTTTGAACGGTGTAGACGCAGAAGAGATTGCAGATTCGTTCATGGCAGTAGCGAACGAACTATTGGAGTCGGACGAGTGAAGACATACCTAGAAACCATCTGGACCAACCCAGCAGCCTGTAGGAAATTCTTCCTGGCACTGATTGGCGCAGTAATTGTTATTGCGTCTCACGGCCTACTAGGCGGGCCGGTAGAGGGATGGATAGTAACCATCACTCCCCTACTAACAGCACTAGGTGTATATGCAGCCAACAACGATAAGGAGACAGGACTATGAGTGAGGAACTAGAGAACGCCCTATTGCTAGAGACAGAGACGATGACAGCACATCAGGTTAAGCAGTTGGTCTATGAGGTGTCATGCCTGTTGATTGAGATTGGTATTGCCAAGACGAGCGGTACGAATGACTGACCTAACCACCATGCTCATTGAATCAAGAGAAGCAGTAATGATTAACCGCATGGCATACGACAAGGCCATGACCAGATATGACGTACTGCTAGCAAGAGCGGCGGTAGAGATAGAAGACCTATCACAACTACCCAAGGTAGTAGCACTAGCAGTAGCAGCAAGACAAACAACCAATAAGGAGAAGGAAGCATGAGCAAGGAACGTGACAAGAGGGCAGAGCGATTCACTACGCGTAAGGTCGCAATGAAGATTCTGTGTGACTTGTATGGCGTGCACTATGACGACTTAATCAATGTAACCGTCAATGCAGATGGAACAGCCAAGTTCGATGTAGTCGCCAGGGACGCAGACGGTAAGCGATTCAGGCCAGATGTAGTCAAGACGCTGGAAGTATCAGACTAACAGCCTACGTTTTTTTTGACAGGCAAGACGGACAGGTGCCCCCGTCCGTCCATTTAGAAGGATGAGGCTCAAAACCCGCCAGATTTGGCAAGAAAGGAATGACATATGAAGTGAGTAATATCAAGGAAGCAACGGAAGAGTTCCTAAGAGGACTGACCTACTACGGGGAACTTGATTCAGCGACCCTTGCAGCATTCAGATTGGCCGCTGAGGAACTAGATAGAGAGTTCCGTACCACTCTGCTGACGGAGTACCGCAGGCAGAAGGAAGCCATTCAGGCTCTTGGAATTAAGGATGAGGGAGAGAGTGCCACTAGCAATCTGCTAGCGCCTGTGAGTGGCCTAGAAACGCGTTGAGCCACCGTTTCACCGCTCCCCTACTGGCTGACCCTGACGGACTGCCGGTCTACAGCGCCGGATACAGGCTCATTGAGGTTGTACACACCTTCACGTCTCTAAGGCTCTACAGGTGGCAGCAAGACCTCATCATTCGCATCTTGGAGCAGTGCCCGCCAGGGCATCCCAAGGAAGGCAGGCTGAGGTACCGACAGGTTGTCGTGTCCATGGCCCGTCAGAACGGCAAGAGCGTCATTGCCTCTGTGCTGGCTCTGTATGGCCTTCTGCTGCACAACGACGCTCCCAGAGTCCTAGGAGTCGCCAGCACTGCTGAACAGGCCGGAATTGTCTACGACTATGCCGCTGAGCGAATCACAGAGTCGCCGGTACTGAGGAAACTACTCAAGGCACGAGGAACAGCAACCCTAGGCATTAGCAGAGCAGACGGACGCGGTAACTACGTAGTCCGTACGTCTAAGTCCAACTCTCTACAGGGCTATCCCTCAACGCTGGCAATCGTTGACGAGTTGCACATCTTGGAGTCTGGCACGTTCCAGGCAATCGTTAAGTCTCAGACGGCACAGATTAATCCTCTGATTGTCGGCATCACCACAGCAGGAGACATTTCCTCTGTGCTGCTAAAGCGTCTTTATGAGCGTGGACAGCAGGCATTGGCCGGTACCGATGAGTCATTCGGTTTCTTTGTCTGGGAAGCAGATTCAGACGAGTTCACCGTAGAGAACATCGCCCAGGCAAACCCCAACGTCCTAGAAGGTGTTAAGGACGTTCACGAGATTTACGACGATGAGAAGCACGAACTACCGGCAGACCAGCGACGCTACACACTTAACAGATTCGTTGACGGTCTAGCAGAGCCTTGGCTACCTCCTGAGGCTTGGGCCAAGTGCGCCGGTACGGGATTAACAGACTTCACAGATGCCTTCTACGCCATTGAGATTCATGGCAACTATGAGTGCGTCAGCATCTACGCAGCCAAGAAGATTGACGGCATTGTGAAGACCGCTGTTGTTGCACGTCTGGTCAAGCCAAGTCAGGAAGACCTACAGGAATGGGCAACACGCATCAAGAGGGCAGGACGCTGCAAATTCGTCATGGACGGCTACAGGAAGACCAAGACTCTGGCTAACTGGCTAGACACCAAGGGCAGCGTTATTCGCATTGGAAACGGCGGTAGCAGAGTAGAGGCAGCATCCATGACCTATGCAGCAGTCATGCGCCAGGAGGTAGAGCACGACAACACCGCTCTAGTTAATAAGCATCATTCAACAGCGGTCATGAAAAAGGACTTTTTGGCCGGTACAGAAATTGATATGGCAGTGGCTTGTGTATTTGCAATCTATGCCGCACTAACAAATAAGAGAAGGGTAATTAGCGTTGCATGAGTTAATTTGACTCTAATAAAAAGCATGCGATAATTGATATTAGTAATGAGCACCGATAAGAAGGGTTTTCTAGCAAGGGCTTTTGGAACGTCTCAGGCACGTTCAACAGATATTGTCCCGGTTCCAACAACTGCCACTACTCCACCAACTTGGACCAGTGTTGCTGTGTCCTATGTCAGCGTGGATGAGGCTTTATCTCTACCGGCTGTCTACAGGGCAGTGACTACCATCAGCACCACTGTCAGCCAGTTGGATATGGCGGTAGTCCGCAACGGCGTTGAGATTGACTCCGCACTAGTTGCCCGTCCTGACTCCAACAGGTCTCAGTCTTCATTCTTCAAGAGGACTGTTCACGACCTAGTCACTACTGGAAACGCGTACTGGCGTCTATGGCGCAACTCAGACGGCGCGGTAGTCAATATGGAGGTTCTATCTCCAAGTCGTGTGTTGATTCGCTTTGACGACAACAACACCAAGTTCTACGAGTACACGCAGGACAACGGACAGCGCGTCACCCTGACAAACAATCTGCCAACCACCAACGGTGGACAGGTAGAGCACATCAGGCTTAATGAGTTTGACGGCTACGTAGAGGGACGCGGCCCAATTCAGACCTGCAACAAGGCCATTGCAAGCATTTTGGTTCAGCGTGATTACTACGAGCGCTTCCTAACCGACTCCAAGCGTCCTAGCGGTATCTACACCGTTAAGAGCGGAGAGCCAGACGCAGAAGACTTAGCGCAGATTAAGAGCCAGATTGTTGCCAACCGTACAACTGGCGCACCTGACGTTCTACCGGGAGACATTGACTACAAGACCGTCATGTTTACCGCTGAGGAATCAGGCTTAATCGAAATGAACAAGGCAGCGGTGCAGGACGTTGCCCGCATCTTCGGTCTACCGGCTCACCTTCTATTGGCAGCGGTAGAGGGAAGCAGCATGACCTACCAGAACCTACAGACAGCAGACCTTGTGTTTGTTCGTTCGACCATTGAGCAGTACCTAACCGCCATTGAGGACGCCATGACCAATGTGCTTCCTCGCGGACAGGTAGCGAAGTTCAATACCGACAACTGGATTAGAGCAGCGGCGGTACTAGTAAACAACACCACACAGAAGGAGGCTGCACCAGCAGACCCACAGGCAGCATGACCGAATCATTAATTAGAAGCATCGACCTAAAGGAGGTCAACACAGAAACCAGGCAGTTTGTTGGCTTGGTAGCGCCATACGATGAAGTAATCGACTTCGGCGGTAGCCAGGAGAAGTACGCACGTGGCGTATTCGCTGACGCTCCCCTAGTCCAGATTTATTGGAACCATGACCTAAAGGGCCAGGGTGGCACACCGCCCATCGGTCAGATTACAGAGTTCCGAGACACAGACCACGGCCTAGAGGTTGTCGGAGAGTTCTACGAGACAACCCGTGGTGATGAGGTCTACACCCTTGTCAAGCGTGGTGCGTTGAATGGCCTTAGCGCCAACTTCTACCCAACGCAGACCCGCATCGAGGGTGACGTAACTGTCTACGAAAAGGCAGAACTACTTGAGGTAAGCGTAGTCAATCGACCTGCCTACCCAAGCGCACAGATTTCGGAAGTTCGCGCCGAACCAAACAACGCGACAAATCTAACAAAGGAGGAAGTATCGGAAGGTACTTCAAATGTAAATATGTCAGAAGCAACAAATTACGACGACTCCGAGATTCGCAGTGAGGTTGACGGCCTTAAGCGCGAACTAGCAGTTGTCCGAGAGAACGCAGGTTCTAACTCAAAGGGACTAGTTTCCCACTTCCGCAGCGCCGGTGATTTGGTTCACGCCGCTGTCAATGGCGACGAGGCTGCAAAGTCCGAGATGCGTGCCTACACAGGTGCCGCACTTGCAGACAGCCAGGCGCGTCCAGGTTGGATTGACCAGGGTTTGAAGTTGATTACTGCAAACCGCATTGGTTACAACCTATTCCGTCACGCTCCACTACAGAGCGAGGGAATGTCTTTCAGCGTTCCCGTTCTGAACAGCACCACCATTCAGGTTGGTAAGCAGGCAAATGAGGGTGACACCCTTGCCTACGGAAAGTTGACCACCGCTACCAAGACCGTAACCGTAGACACCTACGGTGGTTACGTTGAGTGGTCAAAGCAGGTCAAGGACCGTTCAAGCATTGACTACGTTAATGCCGCAATTGACCTTCTAGCGATTGACTACGCACGCAAGACCAACTTGGCGGTTGTCAACGCTGTTACTAGCGACTCTGGTGTAAACACCGGTACCGCAATCACTCTGTCTTCTTCAACTGTTGCCGCATGGTCTCAGTTTGTTGACGAGGGTGTAGCAGCCATTGGTGACAACACCGGGCTATTGCCTGAGTTCATGTGGGTATCCCGTGATGTGTTCTACAAGATTAAGGGATTCGCTGACACCACTGGTCGCCCATTGATGGAGGTTAACAACGACGGTAGCAACACCATTGGTTCTGCTAACGCTGTTGCGGTCTCTGGTCGCTTCCAGGGCTTGAACCTAGTTGTAGACCCAGGTCTAGCAGCCAAGACGGCCATTATTGGTAACTCTGTCGCTGCCACTGTCTTTGAGGCACCGGGTGCCCCATTCAACTTGGCAGACCAGAACATCACCAACCTAACCGAGCAGTTTGCGTTGTACGGCTACCTAGGCGTTGGCGTACTTAACCCAAAGGCTCTATTCAAGGTGACCGTTTCCTGATGATTACTAGGGACGACCTGGCACCACGCGTGAAGGCAACCGTCGAGTACGACGCAGCAGCGCTAGACAGCGCCATTGCTGTAGCCGTAGAAGCGGTTAACGACTACATCGGACTAAGTGAGGACGGCCTAACAGCCGCAAAGACATGGCGTCCAATGTCTGCCGCCACTCTGAATGAGTGCTACCTACGTGCAGCAACTACGCAGTTCAAGTTCGCTGCCAACGGAAGCGGCTCGTATGTAACAAACCCTGACGGTTCCATGGTGCCAGGTCAGCCCAATGATGTATTGCAGAAGGCTTACGCGATTCTAAAGAAGTATGTGAATCGAGTATGACAAACCCTATTACCGAAGCACGTAACGATGTGATGGACGCTCTAAAGAGCATCGACAATCTACGCGTGTTCGCCTATCAGCCAGAGGCACTCACAGTGCCAGCAGCAACGATTAGGCCAGGGTCTCCGTACGTGGTGCCAGGAAGCGCCGGTACAAACAATCTGCCATACGGCCAAAGAGTCATCACTTTGTATGTACGTCTTTGGCTTAACAGTGGCAGTAACCAAAGCATGAGCGAATCTATGGATGACCTCATCGACAAGGTATGTGACGCATTGTCGCCAATTGGTTTCACCACAGTGGACCAGCCGGGTACGGATTCAGAAACCTACGGGTCTGAAAGTCCTTACTACGTCACAGATGTAACAGTTCAAACAATCTATGGAAAGGACGGACTATAAGTCTATTTTAAATGAGCAGAATTAAGGGAAACACCCAGCCGCTACTTACCTTGAAGGTAGGTACCTCTAGCGCAGTAGACCTAGGAGCAGACCTAGTAAGCATTGAGTTCACGGACTCAGACGGCAATCAGGTCACCATGGCTGACTACGCCAACGGAGACGCAGGCGTCACTGTCAATGCAACCTTTGTCTTGGACTTCGGTGTAACCAACGCATATGAGTTCCTGTACACAAACGCAGGAAAGACCGGCGTTATCTACACCTACCAGCAGAGCAACGCAGCAGCCAGCCAGACCAATCCGAAGTTCACTGGCACTTGCACCCTAGGTGTAAAGCCACGCTTCCAGGTCCAGGCCGGTAACGACGTTACGACCTTCGACACCAGTTTCGTAACTGACACTTGGTCTAAGGCAATTTCGTAATGCCAGGTGGTACGGGGGTAAGAGTCGAGGGACTTAGGCAGACAATCCGAGCACTAGAAAAGTTCGGTGTCAGCGTTGACGACCTAAAGCAGTCCATGCAGGCCATTGCCTCAAAGGTTGTGGCCGACGCCAAGGCTCTTACTCCCGTACGCACAGGCGCATTGCGTAACAGCATCCGCGCCAGCAAGGCAAAGAACAGCGTCACCATTCGCGGCGGTACAGCAAAGGTGTATTACGCATCTTTTGTTGAATACGGCAGCGTACACAACAAGGCAGTTGGAATGGTCAACAACGCCGCAGACAGCAACAAGGGCTATGTAATTAGCCAACTACAGAATGAGATTGACCAACTCATCCGCAAGTACAACCTAAATTAAGAAATGGAGAGATACACATGACAGAAAAGAAGACAGAGGAAGACCTACGCCAGGAGGCTCTAGAGAAGCGTGGCGAGGAACTAATCAAGGCAATGACCAACAAGCAGAAGCGAGAGGCAGTGAGGTACTTCGATATCCCGTTTGCTGAGTTCGACGGAATTGACAACACCGTACTACTTGCGCACGTCGCATCTGGCAGGTCTTTTGACGAGTTGGACAACCTACCACTGACTGACCTAGAGGGAATTGTCCTAGGTCAGTGAAGCATCAGTTTAGGCCAGCAGCCCTAAGAGGACCCTACGACGACTTACCAGTTTTCGAGTTGTTGAAGGTCAGGGCTCGTGAGTGTCTGTTCTGGAATATGTCACCAGAGTATTACGACAACATGAGCCACCTAGAGCACATGGCTTGGATTGAAGCATGGAACGAAATGCAGGACGAAAAGAAGGGAAGTGCCTAACGGATAAGTGGCAAGCATTCAGGTAAAACTACTAGCAGAGACGCGAGGTATTAATAGAGGCATTCAGGAAGCCAACAGCAAGTTGGCAACCTTTGGTAACACGGCCAACAAGGTTGGTGGACTACTCAAGGGCATGGTTGCCGGTTTCGTTGTCGGTGAAGCCGTTAACGGAATCAAGTCCATGGTTTCCGCTGCATCAGACTTGCAGCAGTCCACCGGAGCAACACAGGCAGTCTTCGGGAAGACCTCCAAGAAGATTATTGCCGACTCCAACAACATGGCTAAGGCCGTAGGTCTGTCTTCTAACCAGTACCTAGAGTCAATGAACCTAATTGGTTCGCTAGGTGCCAACCAGGGTCTAGGAGCAGCCAAGGCAGCCAAGGAGTCACAGAAGTTAATCAAGGTAGGCGCAGACCTATCCGCTGTCTTCGGTGGCTCTGTTAAGGACGCTACAGAGGCTCTGAGTTCTGCATACAAGGGTGAGTTCGACCCCATGCAGCGCTACGGCGTAACGCTGACGCAGAACATGATTAATCAGAAGGCAATGGCTGACGCCAATGTCACGAGCACATCAGCGTTCAACAAGTTGTCCACTGCCCAGCAGACCTACTTTAAGCACCTTGCAACCACTCAGTTGGTTGAACAGCAGACGCTAAAGACCCGTGGTCAGTTCGGCAAGCAGACCAACACCCTTGCCGAGCAGCAGCAGATTTTAGGTGCTCAGTTTGAAAACCTAAAGGCCAAGTTAGGCACTGCCCTTCTACCTGTCATCACCAAGGTAGTGACGTTCATCAATGATGGGCTGTTCCCTGCCTTTGGAAAGATTGGGCAGGTACTAGCGCCGGTACAGAATGCAATCTCGTCATTCTTCAACAGCGGCTCTAGCGGTCCATCCAAGTTCCAGCCGGTCATTGACTTCATCAACGGCCAGTTCATTCCAGCATTCCACGGCATCGTTGGGGCGGTACAGAATCTAGGTACCACCCTTGCCCCCATCGTTGCCCAGGTGGTGAGTGTCTTTACCTCTAAGTGGTCTCAGATTCAGCCACTAATCCAGCAGGTATGGACAAACGTTCAGAGCATCATCACCAGCGCCATGAGCATCATTCAGAGCGTCATCACTGCCTACACAAACACCATCGGTGCTATCTGGCAGCGCTTTGGCGGAACCATCCTGAGTTTCATCAACGGCACCCTAAACAACATGATTAAGGTCATCGGTGGTGCATTCAACATCGTTGCTGGCATCTTCAAGACCGTTGCAGCGCTTATGCGTGGTGACTGGTCAGGAGCATGGGACGGCATCAAGCAGATTACCAAGGGTGCACTAAGCGTCATCGGCGGCATTGTCGGTGAGTTGGGCACCATCATTCACGCCTCAATTCGTGTGGCATGGGGTCTAGGCAAGGCCGCATTCCAGGCTGGCGTATCTGGCGTGGTGGGTATCGCCAAGGGTCTGGGAGGAAAGATTACCGGTGCTGTTGGTGACCTAAGCGGACTACTTGTCAACGCAGGTAAGAGCGTCATCCAGGGTCTAATTCACGGTATTGACTCCATGATTGGTGCAGTCACCAGCAAGTTGCACGCAATTACAGACCTAATTCCTAAGCACAAGGGACCAGAGTCTAAGGACAAGGTTCTATTGTTCAACGCCGGTAAGTCCATCATGCAGGGACTTGTCAACGGTTTTGACGCCGGTACCCCAGATGTGGAGAAGACTCTAAGTGCTCTAACCAAGAAGATTGGTGAGCGTCTAGACGGTAAGGCAACAGCCAAGATTGCCAAGGGTGCATCAAAGGCACAGATTAAGGCAGCCAAGGCAGCGGCAGCCGCACAGGCAAAGCAGGAGAAGGCACAGGCCAAGGCAGCCAATGCCGTTGTTAAGCAGTTCACCCCAGCACTAACCGCATTGGGTAACAAGTACAACGACCTAGCGACGCAGATTAAGGCCGCTCAGGATGCAGTTGCCTCCTATGCCTCTGGTGTAGCAAGCAACATCAAGGGCATGTTCAACATCTTCGACGGCATCAGCACACAGCCATTCGGAGACGGTGGCCTATTGGGTGCAATTCTTGGCAACAGCGCCAAGCAGGCAGCACAGATTCAGGACTTCACCAACGTTCTAGACCGTCTACGCAACAGTGGTCTGAATGAGACCGTCCTGAATCAGTTGATTGCACAGGGACCGGCTCTAGGTACTGCCTACGGCAATGCTATTGCTGAGGGTGGCTCAGCGGCTATCAGCCAGTTGAACGCCAACAACCAGGCCGTAACCAATGCTGCAAACGCTCTAGGTGCCTCTATGGCCAACTCATTTGCCATTGCTGGACAGAACACCGCAGCAGGATTTATTAGCGGCCTACAGAGCCAGGAAGCGGCGGTACTGGACGAGGTAGAAAACCTAGGCAAGAAGGTCACAAAGGCATTCAAGAAGGCACTAGGCATCAAGAGTCCATCACGAGTCTTCAAGCAGAACGGTATCTACGTTCAGCAGGGACTTGTAGCAGGTCTAACGGACGCATCTGGTCTACGTCAGGTCAACAGGGCCAGCACGGCTCTAGCCAACAGCGTCAATGGCTCATTCACTGCCAACGCTGCAACACCGACTGTTGTGGCACCGACAAGCGGCGGTAGCAATGGCCCAGGAGTTGTGGTCAACGTCTACGCAGACGCAACTACAGACCCTCGCATGCAGGGAAGAAAGATTGTTGACGTTATCAACGCACATCTAGGAGAAACAGGAAAGAGGTTGGCTACGGCTTAACACATGGACATTGCAAACAATCTATTAGTAGAAATGGAGATTGACTCCGCAGGACTACCAAACATCATCAACAACCCCAACGGTGAGTTGGGTGCTTGGGAATGGCTGACGCCAGTTGCCAACACCAGCATGAGCACCACCTATGTAGATGTTGACAACTACCTAACCGGCTCAGACTTTGAGTCAACGTCGCCATGGACATACAGCAATGGCGCAGGCGTCAGCACTTTGCAGAAGCATTCAGGCACCCAGTCATTGAGGATTCCGTTTAATGCAGCAGCAGGAATCACCCCACGTGCGTCCTACCCAAGCATTCCCACAGCACAGGGCAACACCTACTACGTGTCGTATTGGGTGTACCGCGATGCCAACTGGAATGGCACTACTGCTAACTCTCGCTTGAAGATTTCCAATCAGGCCGGTGCAGTCATCACATCTGTTGACTTTGCCGCATCCACGATTGCTGCAAGCACATGGGTACAGCGCACAGCAACGTTCACAGTCGGTGCCGGTGTTACAGCGCTGAACATTGCCATTACCGCTGACGCAACAGCCGGGTATGTGTGGATTGACGATATGCAGTTGACCCGCACCAACAACGGTGATGACCCTGCATTGAAGTTTGTTACCACCACCAGTCAGGCAGCATATTTCACCACAGAGTCACACGCGGTTATTGCGGGTAAGTACTACTCAGCCCGTCTAGATTCCTTTGACGCTACCGCTTCTCACACCTACCGCTTGTCTTTGCAGTGGCTAGACAGTGCAGGTGCGTTGCTGTCCACCACCACTCAGGGTGCAGCATCAACGCCAGGAACACTCACAGCGCCAGTAACAACCTTCTACGGTGCATATCAGGCTCCAAGCGGTGCAGCCTTTGTGCGTTTGCGTGTGGACTTCTACAACGGCACCGGTACGACTAATCCAGCAGCCAATGCGTATCTGACATTCAGACACGCCATGATTACCTACACCAACACAGCAACGGCGGTAACGACAACTACCAACCTGATGACTAACCCGTCTGGCGAGACAGACGCAACAGGTTGGCTAGCCGGTTCCGGAACTACCAGCGTTGTTGCTGACTCTGCTGTACCGGCCTTGGTAGGAACAAAGGTCATTCACGCATCTATGTGGACTAACACAGACCACGTTGTTTCAGGAGCGGTATACACCGGCTACGCCAACGGCCCAAAGATTCCTGGCATCACGGGTGGACTTCCCTACGGCATTCAGGTCTCAATGCGTTGGTCCAACTCGGGTGGCAATGCCACAGCCGGAGGAATGCTGTGCCGTTGGTTTGATGCATCTTCCAACCAGATTGGTGGAGACGTTCTCCTAGCAGAGCAGGCGATTACTACAACTGGATGGACTCGTATTAGTGGTGTTCTAACGGCTCCAACGGGTGCTGCACAGTTCGCCATGTACCCGTATGCCAAGTACACCCAGACAGACGCAGCGGGCGGTATTGAAATGTACCTAGACTGCGCAATGGTTCAGCAGTCATCAGTAATTAGTCCATACTTTGATGGTTCCATTGTTCCGTATCCATATGCAACGGTTGCATGGAACGGTACCGCTAACCTGTCATCCTCTACCGCCCAGACTGCACCAAGTGCATTTGCGTACAACGAGGGTGTTAGTTACCAGGACATTACCGGCTCTAGTGCGACCATCGGCATTATCCGTGAGGAATTAGCCCTAGGTCAGGCAACGGTCCTTATCTTCGACCCTGCCCTAGACCCTGCCCAGGTGTCTTCGGTCAACCCAGGCCGCAAGGTCCGTGTCTCCATGAAGGACTCCACCGGCAAGGTTCAGAGGCTATTCACAGGAAGCCTTGCCGAAGCCAAGACGAGTTATGACGCACGCGGCGTGTTGTTGCCTGAGGTCACCCTGTCTCTATCTGACGCTGTAAAGGACTTGGCTAACCAGACAGAGAACAGAATCGTTGGGACCATCACAGACATTCCACTTGTCATGGAGGGCAAGGGAGTTCCGTGGAACGTCAACGGCAACACCGGCCAGATTGCGACCGGTACGGTAGTAGCCAATAACAGCGGTGCATCCGTGGTGGACTCTCTAGCAGTCACACGAGACACCAACAGGGCATTTGCTTGGGTAGACCGCTTTGGCATCTTCAACGCCTACAACACTGTTCCAGCAGGTACAGCGGTTCACTTCACCGACAACCCTGCACAGTTGAGCAATGCCCATACCTACGGCTACTCAGCCCTAGACCCGTCATATTCAACGGCCGACGTAATCAACACCGTCACGGTTAACCATCTGCGTTTCAACCCTGTCACCGGACAGACAGACCAGATTCCTTATGGTCCGTTCGTTGACTCTGCCAGTGTGCAGAAGTATGGGCCGGTAGCAAAGGACTTCAACGTAGTTCTATCTACTGACTCAGCATCAGCAGCACAGACATTCGCTAATGCCATTCTGACGGCTAATGCGAATCCAACAGTTAAGGTCAACACCATCACTGTTCCTGTCAAGTCTCTTGCACAGGTAGCAGATATGGCACAGATTGACTTGTACTCAGTGGTCTATCTAACAAACACCAACAAGTTTGCTGACGTGGCGCACCGTGTCACTTCGATTAATCATGAGATTACGCCTGAGGGATGGTTTATCACCTACTCATTCCAGGCTACCGGCTCAGTCGTTGCACCTACACAGTTGTCATCCGTTGGTGGAGTCACAGCCGGAAACGGCATGGCTGGCTTGGTACAGATGTTTGCTGGCACCACTCCCCCAGCAGGCTGGCTAGTTTGTGACGGTAGAGCAGTTTCACGTTCCGCCAATGCAGCCCTGTTTAACGTCATCGGAACAGTCTACGGAGCGGGTGACGGCTCTACTACATTCAACCTTCCTAATCTCAGCGGAAGAGTTGTTGTTGGTGTAGGAACTGCATCTGCCAATGGCGCAACGAATCATCCGCTAGGTCAGGTAAATGGTGAAGAGACGCATATTTTGACTCAAACCGAAATGCCTATCCACTCTCACAGTCAGGGTGGACACACATTCACTTGGGGTCAGTCTGGTCTATTCAACAGCGTTTATATTTCCAATGGTCTTGCCACCGCTGGTAACCCTCCTAGCAACAACCTTGTTACTTCTCAGGGCTCAGCCGGTTGGGCATCGACCAATGGAGCCGGTGGCGGTGCGGCTCACTCAATCATGCAGCCGTACGTAGCGATGAATTACATCATCAGTACCGGCTAG